ACCATAACCTTCTTGATGATTCCATCTGGAGAATCTGCGATTGCACCGAAGAGTTGAGTTTTTGCAGAAAAAGTCAATGTATAAATGAGTGCTCTACGAGTTGTAAAGTCTCCCTCATATTCATCAGAAAAACTAATATTGTTTAATGTAACTGGAATATCTCTTTTTTCTCCAATAGAACTTACTAGATCTATTGTAATATTAAAACTTGGTTGGAAATAAGGTAATATCTGTTCAATAATTTGTAAAGCATCATCGTTCAATTTTGTAAAAATTGATAATGAAAAACTAAGTGTATAAGGAACAGGCATGAATACCTTTTTCAAATCACCACTAGATTTCATAGTGGTTTTGAATGTTTGAGTAATTCCTGTTTTTCTTGTTGCATCATACTCAATACCAGTCATTTCAAATGACATTCGTGGTAAAGTAATTGCAATGTCTCTCTCGTTTGTTTTACCTTGCTCAATTCTTGCCAAGAATTTTTGTGCAGGACCATATGCTAGGGGAACTTTGATCGCACTAATATCCTTACCAGCAGCATCTTGATGGCGTAGTTGAATATTATTAAATAAAGTTCCGAAACCAATAATTGTTTTTCTTAAGATTTCGTGGTAGTAATACTGTCCTAACATTAGAAATCACCAAATGGGTTTCTTTCAGAGAAATCTACGATTAAATCTGCCTCTGTCTCAAAGACATCACCTTCATTGAAAGCATCGTAAGTATCTTCAAAAGTATATGTTCTCACAGTATATGTAGCAGAAGACGCAGAACCAACAACTGTTTCTCCATCATAGAAGGTTCCAGTAACAATACCAACCTTAAGAACATTAGTGGTTGCATCCCATTCCCTAACTCTTGCTGTTGTATTGCTTGATTGCCCAGTAACTAGTTCATTGTATACATAACTGCCAGAACCGTTCTGAGGAGCACCAGAGAAGGTTACAGAAGGTGCTTCGGTATATCCAGTACCTGCATTGGTAATGTATACATTATTAACCTGACCTCTGGAATTAAGAGTTGCAAATGCAGTTGCATCAACTCCACCAGCTGGAGCAGTTCCAATAGCAACAGTTGGTGAAGCAGCATATTGAGTTCCTGATGTTCCAACAGTAATTTCTCCAACACCGAAGGAAGTTCCAGATCCAACCACAAAAGTACAGGTTGCAATTGCACCAGATCCACCACCACCTGTGATAAAGATGGTTGGTTTTTCACTATATCCATAACCAGCATTTGTCAATCTGATTGCTTCTACCGCTCGTAATGTTCCCATAGTAGTTGTGATTGCAACAGCAGTAGCAGTTGTAAATCCAACTGGAGGAGAAGTGAATGTTACTAAAGGAGTACTAGTAAATCCATATCCATCATTTTGTAAGAATACTTGACCAACATAACCAGTAGTTGTACTTGCAGTTCCTAGAGCAGTGCTTCCATTTCCTACAATGTTTAATGTGGTGATGAATCCTTCGTCAAGAACTGTCTTATCAATAGAATCAATACCAGTATCAAGAACCTCATTCTCGTATTCAAAGAGTTCACATCTAAGTTCAAAAACGTAGTTTTTACGAAGCATGAAGAATGGTTTTTCTACTTCTACATACTTGATCTCAAATAACTTTTTCCCAAGTGGGAAGTATATTAAATCTCCCTCTCTAGGGGTATCAAAAAATTCAACTTCATCATCATCCATCTGATCCATGAATGGACGGATAAAATCAGTAAACCTCTCTTTAGAAATAATTAATTGTACTTCATCTTTTAGAGTGATTCCAAATTTTGTTAGAATATCTCCATTACCTTGGAACCCATCATAGTTTTGCAAATATGCTTCAATGGTAAAATTATCATCAAATTTTGATGATTGTACTTCTTCTATAATTGATTGTTTATTTACAAACTTCCTTGGAATGTAGGTTACATCAATACCATACATCCTCAACTGTTCGTTGATTAAATCTTGTACAAGGTTCTGTTCTCCAGATGAACCTTGTATAAAAAAGGGATTGAGTGCCATTATCCGATAAGATCAAAAGGTGGAAGTTCGTATTCACTAATCATTGCCTGTCTCAATTCAGTAAGTTCTCTTTCAGCATCATCATATATTGGTCTGCCATTTAATTCAATACCACCAGGAAGTTTTACACCTTGAAATTTAATTAAGTTCTGACCCCATTGTCTTTTAATCAATGCGGTGGCATATCGTTTTAAGAAATAATTATTCCAAACTAACTGATTGGTTGATGGATCAAGTGCTCTGTAACAATCAATAATAATATAATCATCTGGAGTTGCATTATTCCACTCAATATCAATATAAAGTTTTCCTTGAGTTTTATTGAATCTTATTTGCTTATCAGTTGTAAGTAACCTATCAATAGTCTCCAAGTGACTCTTGACCATAGAGTAACTTAATAACTCACTAGCACCTAAGAAATAAATGTCATTTAAAAATAATTGATATTTAACACTGAACATTCCACTAGAAATGGTACTACTGTCAAATCTGAATACTTTATTTACTCCGATAACATCATCTGGAATTTTTAAAAAGTTACTATTTTCTTCAAAGTTAAAACCAACACTACTTCCAACAATAGTAGCACTATCTGTTGTTGTAGTAATACCTGCACCTTGATTTCCAACCCTTGCCTTTCCTCTATCAATATCATCTTGTGTAATCTTATATTTTAAATATTGACTTTCCGTTCCATCAAAATGTCTCTCTTGCCAAAACTGCAAAGCATCATCCACCAAATCATCTAGTTGGTCATCATCAACGTTGATTTCTAATACAGGAGCACCCAATTGCCTTAGGCAATAGTCTTTAAATCCTTCTCTGGTAGATGGTTTTGCCATATTTACCCGCTTATAGTAATGTCAATATTATCTTTATTATTATTATTTAGAACGCTTACCTTCTGGGCAGTAGAGGTTTTAATTAACTTTGTATCTACTTCTCCGTTTTTAGGAACAATTATTTTTTGAGTATAAGTCATGTGGTTACTCCTGCTCTTACCATTGCTGAACCTTCTATAATATGGACTTTATCTCCACCAGATTCTGTGACCAAAACATCATATCTGTAACGACCTTCTTTTAATTTGTTAGTATCTGTTGAGGTCATTGTCAATTTTAATTCTCCTCCTGCAAGATCAGTAGAAGTCATTGCAAAACCAACTCCAGAACTAGCACCAGGATGTTTTTTCAAAATACCACTCATTCCAGCACCAACTAAACTGTAAGAAGTCTCATCTGGATTTCTTAAGTTATAGGTCTCATTGAAAGTTGAACCAGTATTAATAACAATATTTTTATTGTAAACTGCTGCCATCAGAAAAAAATATATACCGTTTAGTTATTTAGTCCTTTTATCAAATCTCTAATTAAACCTTTCAATTCTTTAAGATCTCCTTTCATTTCTTCCACTTCAAGATCCATTTTAGAAACTTTTTCATTTGTCTCTTCTTGTTTTCTTTGGACTGCTTCAGATCTTATTTTGTTAGTTTGATACATCTTAAAAGCAGTATTGTCCATATTTAAAACTGCACCAGTACTCATATCTTTATAAAGACCAGGATTATCTGCTACTGGTCTGATATCAAATTCTTCAGTAAAATTCATTAAAGAAAATTCCTCATCGCCTTCTCTTGCTTCTTCAATGTATTCAATTTCTTTTTCTTCCTCTTTTAATTGATCATCAAGTTTTTGCTGATCTTTATACATCTTCCAAATTTCATCTTCTTGGTATTGATCCAAGATAGTTTGAAAGGCAAATTCATTAAAAGCTGATAAGTCAGGATCAGGTGATGACATTTTATTATTAAAAAGACACCTATATTTAGGTGTCTTTTATAGTCTATGTGTATGCAATCGCTCTGATTGATCTGAACTTTGGAGGATCAGCAGCATTTGTACCAGACATCATAATCTTGACTCTAAATCCTGTGAATTCAGTTAAGTTCTGAGCATTAAACTCATACTGGATGAATTCATCAGATAAAGGAGCAGATGCTCTGATCTTTCTATCTGGCTTACCGTTATTATTCAATTGAGTAATAACTTCATCACCTAATCCGTTACCATCAGTGTCTTTCAAGTTATCAAAACCAGGGAAGAGACGCCATGGAGCAGCACCACCTTCAGCACTTGTTTGGAGTTGATATGCAACACGGAAATCAGATGTGTCACTTCTGTATGCTTCAATAATCACTTTTAGTGCTTGTGATTCATTCTCAAGCGAAACATTCTTACTTACGTATGCGGATGCATGTGGATCTTCACCAGCAATGTTAACACGACCATCTAGGGCATAATTATTGACTGGATCATTAAGTCTAAAGAATTCAAATTCAGTTGCACCAACCGTTGAGTCAATAGTTGGAGATACATTTGTATCTGTTGTTTGTAATGTGATCGCAGTTGTGAAAGACTTATTCCTGAATAGTTCAGTGTTATATGTGTCTTCATTAACTTTAGAAGCAATCATTCTTACATCTCTAAACTCATTAACATTACCAAGATCAATGTTTACATAACCCTTATCTACATAAGAGACTTCATTTCCACTTGGACTTGTACCTGTGATTGTTCTGGCTTGTGCAGTAACAGAAGTCTTACCAGTAGGTTTAATAACTCTGTAGTTAGGTTTGATGCTAGAGTACAACAAGTTAGTTGTGGTATCGATTTCATCACCACCAGCAGCTCCACTATCAGCGAAACTTAGGAGTGGAGCATTAACCAATGTTCCATCATCATTTCTGGTTGTACCATTTTGATCTCTCTGAATTCTGATATAGAAGTTATCAATATCAAACTCATAAGGGTCAATGTCATGAGTTGTGTTAATTCTTCTGAGAGATACACCTTGTAGTTCATACAGGTCAACTTCTTCTCCGTTAGTGTGTGGAGTAGAAACTGTACCATCAACACCTCTAGTACCAATAGTTAATGTTCCCGCACCAATACCAGTGTAAGAAATAAGTTCATCGTCAACTAATACATAACCTGGATTTGTTGCACTTACTGGCATTCCTTCAAATGTTTCATAACCCATGGTAGAAGCAACAGAAATTACCGTGCTAGTAGAAGTAACATCAGCAGATAGTTGTGTTGCATCTGCAAGATCCTTACATCCACTAATAGTAATCTTGTTAGATCCACTATACATTCCATGATTTGGAAGATAAACAATTATCATGTCACCTTCATTAGAGGTAGGACCAGTTCTTGCGGACAATGTAATTGTCGTGTTTGCAAGTGCTACTCTAGTTCCAGAATCATTGAAGTAAACAAGTTTTTCACTAGTAACAAAAGTGTTACCACGTACATCTTCTAGGAATAATCTATCAACACCACTAGTTGCTTCAATTGACAATTGACATTGAGAACCAGCACCGCCAGCATCAGCAGTTGTAATACCGATAATATCACCCACAGTATAACCATGTCCTGCATCTACAATAGTTGCACCAGCAGCAGTTACGTTTCCATTTTCAACAAAGAGGTTTGCTTTTGCACCAACTCCATTACCAGTAACAGCGAACAGATCAACATTATTATATTGACCATCGATGTAATCAGTACCACCAATAGCAACTGTAGAAATACCTGCGTAAGAACCAAATGTTAGGTCAATAGGACCACCAGTACTTTCAATAGTACCAAAGACATAAGACTTACCAGAAGTACCACCTTCAGAAGAAGTTGCTTCACCAATTTTCCTACCAGTAGTAAGAATACCTGCCATGGTAGTTCCATTTGTGACTGTATCAATACCAACAGTTACAGATCTAGAAACGACTTGGAAAGAATCGGGATCGAGTCTTCTAATGTAATTATTACTTACATCAAGATCTGGGTTGTGCATATAAACAGTACCAGAGGTAGCTGTAAAGTTTGCTCTCTTAAGTCTGAATGTTAAATCTTCTTCCTGAGTTGGAGTCCAAATAGAACCGTTCTGAGACTTGAATAGAGAACCAGCACCCCACTGTTTACTGTGCTGAGAGTTCTGACCTAATCCTAGTGCCTTAAAGTTGAGTGTCTTAGAACCCATCCTTGCAAGGAAGACTTCATAAGAATCAGACTCAGACAAGAGAACGACACAGAATTCAGTGTTTGGAGAACAGAATACAGGAGACTTAAATGTAAATGTGGTCTTATAAGTGTTATTACCTGCAGATGCACCAGTGTCAGGAACCAATGTAACTTGGTCTGGATCAAGTTTTACTTCAGAATATTCTAAAACATTTCTGGTTGGAATACCCAACTGCATTTGTCTGACTTCAAGGAATACTGGGAGTTTTTCATCCTTAGTATAGAACCAAACGTCAAGACTAGTAAGGAATACACCACTAGCATCTGTTGTAAACGACTGTGCAAGAGGGTCTCTATGGAAGTAAACCTTATACTTTGTCGTTCTCCAAGTTTCAATAACACCAGTAGACTTATAATCTGCTTGTCCTGAAGAGATCTTGGTAGATCCAGGAACTGCTTTAGTGTTGTTAATATCAGTATTAAGAACAAATTGCTTAGTACCTGTCTTAAATCTGTTTGGAGGTGCAGGATTTGCAAGAGGATCTCTAATAAAGAACGTTGCTTGAATATCACCAAACTTATCAGAAACCAAACGAATCTGACTTACCTTTGCAGTCGCACCAGACTGTTGACCAGTCAGTAACATGCCATTAACAACATATCCACTGAATGAACCTTGTGCTTCCTCCGCCATCGAAGCGACGTCTACGTTTAAGACTGTCGAAGACTTAGAATATGTCGTAGGAATATTCTGTGCAGTATTGTATGGGTTTATGCTATAAGTTCTATCTGGTTTGTTATACTTACCTCTCTTATGGTTAGGTGTACAAACTCTGAACTTAATTCTTGCTTTCCCACTCTTACCAATTACAGTTTCACCAACTTTGAATGCTGCTGTAACATTCTTGATTTCAAGAAGTTTTGGTACAATATCCAAAGTATTACTTCCATCAAAGAAGTGGTAATACCTAGTCTTTGGTTTACAAGACAGTGCATCAACAAGTACGTTTCTAGAACGCATATACTCTTCTGCTTGCGACTTGATCTTCT